TGGGCAAAAAGGTTAGAGATCTGGTTTATGGAATTAAAAAAATAAAACAAAATGGGGTTTAATAAAAGAACAATTTCTAAAAAACATATCCTCATTAATATGGATAAAATAATGAATTATTTAGACGCTGATGCGGTATTCACCACCGACGAATTCTCACTCAACGTTTATAGAATGTTCAATCAAGGAAAATCAGAAGAAGAAATAGTAGAATACATAAATAATAATATATGAAATTTTTTTTAGAATACGTGTGGCTTGACGGATATAAACCAGAGCCAAATCTTAGAAGTAAAGTTAAGATTGTTGAATACGAATCGATTAAGACCTTAAAAATTGAAGATTTTCCTGTATGGAATTTTGATGGGTCATCAACTAATCAAGCAGAGACAGGTAAGTCCGATTGTTTATTAAAACCGGTTAGACTTTATAAATCGGAATCTTTTCCATTGGAAAGAAGCGTTCTTTATGTGTTTTGTGAGGTATTAAATCCTGATGGAACACCTCACGAGTCAAATAAAAGATCAAGTATTAGTGAAGGTTTTGAAGATCTTTGGTTTGGTTTTGAACAAGAGTATTTTATTCGTGAAGAAGTTAATGGAAGAATTTTAGGTCACAATAGAAAGATTCTAAAAGGTCAAGGTGAATATTACTGTGGTGTGGGTCATAATGTTGTTGGTCGTGAGTTTGTTGAACAACATACAAATATGTGTTTAGATTATGGTATTGGTATTACCGGAACAAACGCTGAGGTTGCTTTAGGTCAGTGGGAATACCAAGTTTTTTCTAAAGGTAAATTAAAAGGTGGTGACGATCTTTGGATGACTAGATACTTCCTTCATAAAATTGCCGAGAAATATGAATACCAAATAGAACTTCACCCAAAACCAGTACTACATAATGAATGGAATGGATCAGGTCTTCACACAAACTTTTCAACAGACATAATGAGATTAGATGGTAACGAAGAATACTTCATGGCATTATTCAACGCATTTGAATCAAGACACGAAGACCATATTAAGGCTTATGGGTCAAACAATCACTTACGATTGACTGGTGAATATGAAACTCAAGCAATTGATAAATTTAGTTGGGGTGTATCTGATCGTGGAGCGTCAATTAGAGTTCCTCAGGACACAGCAAAAGAATGGAAAGGTTATATTGAAGATAGAAGACCAGGTTCAAATGCCGATCCTTACAAGATTATTCGTGAGATTGTTAAATCACTTGATGTCACACAACAAATATATGATACAAAACATATGATGACCTCATTTGTTGATATGAGTGGTCTTACCGGTAAATACGGCACAATGTCTAACGATGAGTTATTAAAAGAATATAGAGAAGAAGAATGATTGAACAAGTAAATCATCCTCAACATTATGGAGGAAAAAATAATGAATATGAAACAATTAAGGTTATTGATGCTTGGGGATTAGGATTCTCATTGGGTAATACTGTAAAGTATATCTCAAGAGCTGGAAAGAAAGAAAAGGATAAAGAGTTACAAGACCTTAAGAAAGCTTTATTTTATTTAAAACATCATATTGATAATTTAGAAAAAAATGTCTAAAATGAAATTAACTGAAGAACAAAAAAATCAGATCCTCAATCAATATGAGGGGTTAAAAAATGACGAACAAACACTTGGTGAAGTACACGGAATAATTGTTGATTTTTGTGTTGATGAACACATTGTTGACTTATCAGATGATGAGGATGGTGACCTTTACGAAGAGTTTTCAAATGAAGCATGGGATTTTTTAGAGAGTATTAAATAATAGAAATGATAGAAACAGGAAAAATAATAAATGGTGATTGTGTTGAGGTAATGAAAACATTACCTGAAGGTAGTGTTGATTTGGTTGTGACATCGCCACCCTATAATTGTGGTATTAATTATGATACCCATATTGATACTTTACCTATGGATGATTATTGGGGTTGGACAAAAGAATGGTTAGAGGAAGCTTACCGATTACTTAAAGATGATGGGAGAGTATCAATTAACATACCTTACGAAACAAATGTTCAAGGTAGAGGTGGAAGAGTATTTTTTGTTTCAGAATTTTATCAGGTAATGAAACAGGTTGGTTTTAAATTTTTTGGGGTCGTTGATCTTGAGGAACAATCACCACACAGAAGTAAGACTACGGCTTGGGGTTCTTGGATGAGTCCGTCTAGTCCATATATTTATAACCCAAAAGAATGTGTAATATTGGCATATAAAAAACAACACATTAAAAAAATTAAAGGTGAACCACAATGGAAAGGGGTTCCTACTGAAATTGAACAGGAGGATGGGACTATAAAAAAGAAAGTGGTTTATGAGGAACAAGACAAGAAAGAGTTTATGGAACTTGTGTTTGGTCAGTGGAATTACTTTGCGGACACTAAATCATTAACTAAGGCCACGTTTAGTATGGACATCCCGACAAAGGCAATTAAGATATTATCTTACAAGAACGATGTGATTTTGGATCCATTTGCTGGGTCAGGAACTAGTATGGTATCGGCAGAGATATTAGATCGTCGTTGGTTGGGAATTGAATTATCTCCGAATTACGCTGATATTGCAAGAAAAAGAGTTCAAGCATTTGTTGATGAGAAAAACCAAGTTAAGATTGAATATCAATAGAATCGCCTTCCTTAATACCGTATTTTTTACATTCACCACCACGTAATTCAAGAACCATATCACCATTACCTTCAAAATTTTCGCAGTCATCGGAATTACAAGGTTTACAATTATGATGTATTTTTGTTATATTACCTTTATCTATGAAGATGATGTCAAGATTGGTTATACAATTCTTCATCCAAAATGATTGAGGGCCATCCTTCATTAAAAATAACATACCATCAAATGTGTTATCAAACTTTCTACCCATCATACCTTTTTGGATGTCCTTTCCGGTGATAACCAATTTGACCTTGTAAATATTATCATTTATCTTTATATCCATACTTATAAATATATAAGAAAATAATTGTCAAATAATTTTTTTGATAAGGAAAGTTTTATTATATTTGTAGAAATAAAACACATATGACAAAGGCAGTATTCAATATTAAAGTTATGAACGAAAAGTTTGGAACATTGCTTTCCGAAACTTTTGTTGATGGAACTCAATTTAAAATTTTCTTAATGATGATTGATGGAGCTTTAAACTTAAAAGAAGATTTGTCTTATTTTGATGGTAACACATTCTTGGTTCATATACCTCACAAGATTTTAAAAGAATCTGTGATCGTAACCGGAACAGAAGAGATATCGTTGGTGGAGCAAGTTAGAAATAGAATTGAAACTTTAGTAGGATAATTATGAAAAATATACAGTATATAATATTATTTATGTTGTTTTTGGCTTCTTGTATTAAACGGGAGTTTAAACCTCAACAACCATTGGCGCCACAACCAATTATAACGGACTCAACCTTTATTGACTCTACCGTTAGTTTGAAGAACACAACTTGGGTAATTAAAAAAGTGTTAAACACTCAAATGGATGATGAGTCAAGATCCGATACACTAAAGTTTATAACCAATACAATCTATTCATTTAATGGTGTTCAGGCAACATATAGTATTTATTCAACACCATCAGGATATAAGTTGAATTTGAATAATACTGAGTGGGGACATATTTGTGGTAACTTGGTTGATTATAATTTAACGAGTGGTAGAATTGAAAATAGACAATTTAATGATATCTTTACTAATGAATTTGTGGTTAAGATTTGGATGTATAAGGAATAGTTTCTTTGTTTGATCTTTAAAATAAAGTGGTGGAGATCTGACATTCAATGTTGGTCCTAAAAAAAAGGTGGGAGAAATCTCACCTTTTTTTGTTTTGTATGTATTTATATAATAAAAATTCTAATATGAAAAATAAATTATTTTTAGAGGAAGGAGAAATTTCAAGAATTCTTAATATGCACAAAAGGGCTATTAATGAAGAACTTAATATTAATGGTAGAGAAGTTGGAAACAAAAGGGGTATATTAAATGAAATAACTGAAGATGAAAAGTTAACTGCAGATGGTGTCGGTACAAAAATTCAGGCATTATATAAATTTTGTAATGTTGGTATCCCCGGATTAGCTCATGTCAAATGTGCTACTGATATGAATGCTCAACTAAAGTTATTAAAAACCAAAGAACAATTTGATATTGCCGGCAAGAAAACAAGTTACTGGTATACGGGTGACTGGGCCAGAAGTTTAGGAGACTTTTTAAAACAACTAATGAAAAATGGGGTTGTTTCTCAATTATCCAAAACAGTTGGTACGCCGCAAGGTGAAATGGCTATTAAAATTGCACAAATTTATGCCTCAACATTTAAAGTTGCGGGAGGAACCTTAACTTTTAAAAAAGTTAATGACGCCAATGGTAATCCAACTTTAGATCCTGAGTCTTTTAAATTATCTTGGGGAACCCCGGCACCTATAGTAGGAGGAGGTGCAGCACCTGTAGTAACTACCAATAATGCCGCTTGTGATAAGGAGGGATTTAAACTGTCAACAAACAATAGTTGGTACTTCTCAACAAAAGAAACTTATGATGCTGCCCCTGCGGATAAACGTAGGGCTTGGACATGTAGTTTGGATAAAAATGTAATATTGTATTGGGTGGATAGAGTTTGGCATGATACTGTTTATATTAAAACTAAAGGAAAAAGTGGTGGTAGTGGAACTGGTGGTGGAACTGGAGGAGGTGGTAG